CAGATTTTATTGAGCTTGTCCATAGTTTAGGAATAGGTGGTAGAATCAATGAAAAAATAGTAAACAACACTACTTATTATAGATGCTATGTATATGCTTATCCTGAAGAGAATAGGTTATTTAAATTACCTAGAAAGAAAGAAAGAATTGCTTTAAAAAAAGATAACCCATATGCAAATAACAAAAGAAAGTACATTACAATAACTGCTGTTAATAAGCTAACAGAGCAAGAGGAATTAAAATGTATTACTGTAAATAGTGATAATTCTCAATATTTGGTTGGAGATTTTATCCCAACATTTAACAGTCGTGGTAAGAGGGCTAAGTTGATACTTTATGAAGAGGCTGGTAAATTTAAGGATTTAAAAACAACATGGCAGGTGGCTAGACCATCTGTAGAAGAGGATGGTAAAGCGTATGGGTTAATGATAGCTTTTGGTACAGGTGGTGGCGCTGATGATGATTTTGAAGGATTGAAAGAATTATTCTATGAACCAGACGCGTATAACTGTTCATCTTTTGACAATGTATGGGATGAAGGGTTAAGAGGAAATGGTTGTGGATTCTTTGTCCCTCAATCAGCTAACATGACTACTAGTTTTGAAGGCAATAGGTTAATGGATGATAATGGTAACACTAACTTCTTTTGGGGAGCAAAAGCAGTATTAGCCGCTAGACAACATGCTATGACAGCTTCTGATAGAAGAGCTGTAGATAGGCATATAGCAGAACAACCATTAACCCCAGAAGAAGCATGTTTAAATGTATCCACTAACATATTCCCCCTACAAGACTTAACGAGACACTTAGCTATGGTAAGAAATGATAATAAATTTAAGGATTATCGTCAAGCTGGTGATTTAGAATTTGATGAGAATGGTGTTGTTAAATTTTCACAAGCAGATCGTCCTAGAGATCTCAGGAAATATAAATTGAATAGGGATGATGATAGAACTGGACAAGTAGTTATATGGGAACATCCAATGGAAAACCCACCATATGGTTTATATATAATGGGAATAGACCCCTACGATCACGATAAATCTGGAACTGATTCACTTGGTAGTGCTATAATATATAAGAGGTTTCAATCATTTGAGAAATATTACGATATGCCTGTTGCTGAATATACGGGTAGGCCAGATACAGCCAACGATTTCTACGAAGTGATTAGAAAAATGCTAATGTATTACAGAGCAACCGCTTTATACGAAAATGAGAAAAAAGGTCTATTCTTCTACTTTGAAAAGATGAACTGTACTCATTTACTTGCAGACCAACCAGATATAATTAACGATATTATCAAGGATAGTAAAGTACAGCGTAAAAAGGGTATTCATATGAACTCTGGTATCAAGGATTGGGGGGAAGGAGCTATACGAGATTGGCTTATTGAAGAGTATGCCGAAGGTAGAAAGAACCTAACCAAGATACTAGGTGAACCGCTATTAGAGGAATTGATAGCGTATAATGACGAAGGCAACTTCGATAGGGTGATGGCGTTCATGATGGTTATGATATATCGGACGGAATTGCAAAAGATTCGCGTCAAAAAGAAGGAGCCCAACAAGGATAAATTATTCGATAAACCTATATTTGGTTTTGAAGCTAATGATACTAGGCGTAGTTCTAATAACGACTACTCGGCACTAGGTATGGGCTTTGGAAGTACTTCAAACAATTTAATTATTTTATAAAATGAGTATAAATAATAGAGAGACTGATTTTCCAAGACAGAAGGTTTCTATAAGAAGCAAGAACAAGGAGTGGCGGAAGAACAGTATGGATGCTATTATTGCTCGTGAGAACTTTACCATGGTGGGTGATAGGACTCTTAAAGAAGAGATGCAAATTGCATATGACCTATATAATGGAGTGTTTAATGAAGAAGACTTAAAGTATGTTACAAACCCTTATAAGGTAGATGAAGGTTTTCCTGCATCACCACACAACTTTAACATCATTAGACCAAAGATTAACCTACTAGAAGGAGAGGAGACAAAACGTCCTTTCAATACAAAGGTAACCAGTACATCTCACGAGTCAGCCTCACATCTTCAAGATAAGAGTAAGGAGATGCTAATACAATATGTTAGCGAGGAAATAGGAGCGCAATTAGAGGGTCAGGAAGGTGACCAAGATAATACCAAACTAAATGAGATTATAACATATATTACCAGAAAATATTATAGTCCTGCTGAGAAGTTAGCTAGTAATACTTTAAAGTATTTAAAAGAGAAGCTAAACTTAAAACATGAATTCTTCAAGGCTTGGAAAGATGCGTTGGTTGCAGGTAGAGAGGTATACTATGTGGGAATACTTAATGGTGAACCTGTATTAGAAAGAATGAACCCATTGTACTTTAGCTGTGACGATAGTCCAGAAATAGAGTTTATTGAAGATGGAGATTGGGCTTTGTATCATACTGAAATGACACCATCATCTATATACGATAGATTCTATGATATAATGGAAGAATCTGATTTAGACGAACTACTGTTGATGGTTAATAACAATGGTGTTGGTTCTAAAGATAAATTAGATTCAGTATCTAATTCACCAATGTCGTGGAAGAATATAAATAACAACGTTGGTTATAGAGATCAATTTGATGACAATACTGTTGATGTATTTCATGCAGTATGGAGGTCATATAAGAAAGTAGGATTTCTTACTTTTATTGATGAGGATGGTACCGAACAAGTTGAGATGGTAGATGAGACTTATGAAGTTGATCCAAGCGAAACAATTGAATGGGAATGGTTGCCAGAGGTATGGGAAGGATATAGGATTGGGGACGACTTATATATAGGTATAGAACCAGTTGCTAATCAGAATGCTTCTATGGATGAACCACATGCTGTTAAATTACCATATACAGGGGTATCTTATAGCAATACTAATAGTATAGGTAAATCGCTTGTACAAATACTTGAGCCATATCAGAAGATGTATATCACTATATGGTATAAGTTAGAGTTAGCAATTGCTAGAGATAAAGGTAAAGTAATCAATATGGATATCACACAAATACCTAAATCAATGGGTATGGATGTGAATAAGTGGATGCATTACTTAACAGCTCTTGGTGTAAACTTTGTTAATCCTCATGAAGAGGGTTGGGACGTGCCGGGTAGAGAAGGAGGTAAACCTTCATCATTTAATCAAATGAGTTCAGTAGACTTAACTATGTCATCTGTAATAGCAGAGTATATAGGTCTAATGGATAAGATTGAAGAATTAGCTGGCGAATTATCAGGTATCTCAAGGCAACGACAAGGAGCTGTGACTAGTTCAGAATTAGTAGGTAATGTACAAAGATCTGTAATACAGTCTAGTCATATTACTGAACCATTATTCTGGATGCATAATCAGGCTAAGAAAAGAGCCTTAACACTACTTCTTAATACTGCAAAGGTAGCATGGGCTAACTCTGGTAAAAAGAAATTACACTATGTGTTAGATGATGTAACAAGGATATTCATGGATATAAATGATGACTTCTTGTATTCAGACTTTGACATATTCCTTACAGACTCTACTAAGGAACAACAAAATATTGAACAGCTTAAAACACTGTTACAACCTGCTATGCAGAATGGTGCATCACTATTAGATATTTCTGAAATTATGACATTGGACAATATGTCTGAGATCAAAGAGAGATTGGAAATAATCGAAGAGAAAAGAGAGCAAATACAAGCACAGCAAGCACAAGCTGATAGAGATACGCAAACTCAATTACAACAGATGGTATCTCAAGATAAGGCTGAAGAGAATAGAATTAAAGAAGAAGATTCTATACGTAAAGCAGATACTGCTATACAAGTCGCTTTGATTGGACAAGAAGGTCAGGAAGTAGATGGAGATAATGGATTATCATTGGATTCCGCTAAACTAGATCTACAAAGAGCTAAACAAGCAGACGAAGCCAGACTAAAAGAAGCACAATTACAGGAGAGTAAAAGAGCTACTTTGAAAGCTGAAGAACAAAAACAACAGGAAATAGAAATTAAACGTAAACAGGCCGATAAGCCTACGACAACTGCTAAATAATAAATTATGAGCAAGGAACAAGAAACTGGTAATTTTCTAGATGAAATAGATATGAGTATATTCTCAGGTGAATTTCAATCATCTGAGTCAATGTACGGTGAGAAGAATGCCAATGAAGGGGGAGCCGATGATGACGATGCCACCCAAATTAAAAACCAAACTGATAACGATGATGATCAAGGAGGTATCAAAGACTTAAGAACTCAA